AAAGATAGAGTAGATGATGCACTTCATGCTACAAGAGCCGCTATTGAAGAAGGAATTGTTCCGGGTGGCGGAGTAGCACTTATCATGACATTAGAAGCTTTATCAACTTTGAAAGGAGAAGGAGAAGATGAAAATGTTGGTATCCAAATTATAAGACGTGCTATTGAAGAGCCTTTGAGACAAATCTGTGCAAATGCCGGAGTTGAAGGTTCTGTAGTAGTAAAAGAAGTATTAGATAGTAAAGGTGGTATTGGTTATAATGCAAGAACAGGAGTGTATGAAGATATGAAAGCTGCAGGTATTATTGACCCAACTAAAGTTACTAGAGTAGCATTGCAAAATGCAGCATCAGTAGCATCAATGATTATGACAACAGAATGTTCATTGGTAGAAATTAAAGAACCTGTTGTACCTCAACCAGAATATTAAAAATAAATAAATAACAATGAAAAAATCACTTTTAGTAGGTTTCGTAAACCGATATTTCTTAGCTGGTAACACTGACAGCGCCAAATTAGTAGTAGCCGACAATAAATTGTCAACTAAATTTATTAGTGCTGACCAAAATGTAATTGGTGAAGTAGTGCTTAATACTTTTGAAGCAAAAGATGCTGAGTTAGGTGTGTATGCAACTTCTCAATTAGTAAAAATGTTAAGCGCCGTTGATGAAGATATGGATATTACCTTTGGGGAAGTAGACAGTAAAATTTATTCAATGAAATTTGAAGACGCTTCAACTAACATTACTTATATGTTAGCAGATTTATCTGTTATTCGTCAAGTGCCTAATCTTAAATCATTACCTGAATGGGATGTAAAGATTGAGTTAAATAAAGACTTCTCAAATAACTTCAAGAAGGCAGCAAATGCCTTACCAGAATCAGATAATTTTGGTGTTGAATGTAATGGAGAAGAAACTAAAATTATCATCAACCATTCAAGTGTGAATACAAATAGAATTGTGTTCAAAGCAAATACTGTCGAAGCCGCTAAAATGGATTCAGTAGTTTGTTTCTCTGCAAAATTGTTTAAGGAAATACTTAATGCAAATGCAGACGCGACAGGATTATTAGAAGTGTCATCTAAAGGTTTGGCAAAGGTAACTTTCACAAATACAGATTATACAGCTACTTATTATTTGGTGAAGTTAACTATCTCGTAATGTTTGGAAATGCAGAACATACACTTTGGGTAGAAAAATGGAGGCCCACTACATTAGCTGGTTACGTAGGTAATCAGCAAATTGTTGATAAAGTAAAAATTTATCTAGAAAGTGGAGATGTGCCACACTTGCTGCTTTTCGGAACAGCAGGTACTGGTAAAACTACTCTAGCTAAATTGATTGCGAATAATATTGATTGTGATCTAATGTATATTAATGCATCTGATGAAAACAATGTTGATACAGTAAGAGAAAAGATTAAAAGCTTTGCTAGCACAATAGGCTTTCGTCAATGGAAACTAGTAATACTTGATGAAGCCGACTACTTGACTCCAAACGCGCAAGCAGCACTTCGTAATTTAATGGAAACGTTTTCAAAAACAACTAGGTTCATTTTAACATGTAACTATGTTGAAAAGGTAATTGACCCGATTCAATCTCGTTGTCAAGTTTTTGGAATTACGCCTCCGTCAAAGAAAGATGTAGCAATTCGCGTTAATGAAATTCTTCAAGAAGAAAAGGTTACGTTTAAGCCAGAGAATCTGGTATCTATCATTAATGCAGGGTATCCCGACATTCGTCGAATACTAAATTCCTGCCAGCGTCAAGTAGTTAATGGCGAATTGTTAGTTGATAAACAATCTTTGATTGCGTCTAATTACATGGACAAAGTTATTGAATTGTTAGCGTCTAAGCCGGACAAAAAACAACTATTCACAGCAATTCGCCAGTTGTTAGCAGATTCTCAAGTAAAAGATTATACTCCTTTGTATAGACATCTTTATGATAATTTAGAATTATTTGCAACAGGTCACATAGCTTCTATTATTATTATAGTTGCAGAAGCTCAATATCAAGATACATTTGTAGTTGATAAAGAAATCAATGTGTGTGCTATGTTTGTAAAAATACTTAATGAAATTTATTAATTATGTCACGACACGGAGGCCCAATAAATAAACCTATGTTCCTTAATGGAAATTCAGGAGCTGTAGTTTATTTAGATGAACCTAAAATATCTAACTTTGATAATAGTATTATTACATTCAAAGGGCCTGAATCAAAAATGATTTTTGAAATAACTAAAGAAGGAGAAATTCGAATTGGAGAAGGATATACTCCAACAGATGCTTCAGAAGAATTTCTGAAAAGGTTAAAAGATAAACTTCCAGAATTTACAAATATGCGATGTGCAATGCTGGAAAAAGAAAATAAAGAATTATCTTATGGCATAAAACAACTTCAGGAAAATAAAGCTGAGCTCGACCATGAAGTTCGTGAATTAAGATTAGCAATAGATGCTTGGCATGATACAATAAAACCATGAAAAAACTAATCAAATTATTTACTAATTTATTTAGTAAAAAACGACAAACAGTAGAACCTGTACGTGAGCCTATATATACTTCTGAAGAAGGTGTTAATGTAAATTACATATTAGAAAGCACAGATAGGTTAAAAGAATTAATGACTTATCAAGCAGACCCGAAACAGCGAGAGTATGTGCAAGCTAAAATGATTAAAGAAAAAGTTTTAGATTCAGAAACAGTAAAATTAAGAAAAGCTGTTAATGATGCATGGGATGGAATTTGTTTAAGCAGAGTTACGGGAGAAGCTCAAATTGAAATGGCAAATATTGCAAAAGCAGATATTGAAAGACAAATTGATGCTAATGAAAAAATTAAAAAGGCTATTCAGCAAAATAAAAGAATATAATACAATTTAATATTATGAAACATCAACAACAACCTGGTCAAGGACCACAAATTGACATATCTAAAACAACACCACTTTTGTGTGATAATACAGAATGTGAAAATGATATGTTCATGAAAGCAATGAAATTTAGAAAAGTTTCAAAGTTATTAACAGGACAGAAACAAGATGGTATACTTCCTGTAGAAGTGTATATGTGTACGGCATGCGGAAACGTGAATCGCGAGTTTGACTTAGAAAATTAATTTATTTTTCTTATAGTTTTTTTCTTATAGTTATATATTTATATTAAATGGGACGTAAAAAAAAATACATCACAGAACAAGAAAAACGTGATGCCCAAAATAAATGGGCAAAAGAGTATTATGAACGTAACAAAGAAAGATTAAATAAAACTTCAATGGAAAAATACTATGAAAAAAGGAATAGTGTACAAAACGACAAATCTAATTAACGGTAAATTTTACGTAGGCCAAGACTCGCATAATAATTCTAACTATATAGGATCAGGTAAAGCATTAGGGCATGCAATCAAAAAATATGGTAAGGAGAATTTTATAAAAGAAGTTCTTGAAGAGTGTGATACTAAGTTACTATTAAATGAGCGAGAAATTTATTGGATTAATAAATTAGATGCGATTAGGATAGGATATAATATCGCCAAAGGTGGTACTGGCGGCAATACTAGATTAGGCTTTACTAAAGCTGAATTAGAAGAGTATAAGAAAAAGAATATTGGAAGATTAGGAAAATCTCATGACGAAGTTACTAGACAGAAAATAAGTGAAAGTAATAAAGGAAAAAATAGTGGTAAGCAACCTAGGTTAGGCAAACCACATTCAAATGAATCAAAAGAAAAAATGTCATTGTCTAGAAAAGAAAAAGGTTCTAGTAAAGCCACTAATAATGGAATGTACGGAAAATCCCATTCTGAAGAATCAAAACAAAAAATGAGAGACTCAAGATTAAAACGAATAAATAAACAAGATGTCTAAACCAAAAGCAGTTGCAACTGGGGCAGCCTCTATCTTTGACCATATGTCTGGTTTGACAGATAAAAAGAAGCCTTGGGGTAACCTTAACGAAGTTGATAAAAAATCATTTACTCCTTTTATTGTAAATAGATGGCTATCAATGAATATGGATTTCATTGACATTGTCAATGAACTTCAACGATATACAATAGGACAAGTATCTCCTGCAGAAACATATAAACTGTATTTTGATATATTACCAA